GAGATCGCTTGTTACTATCGTGCGAACTTCCGGGAAAACATTCGCATCAAGGTTCCCTTTATCGACGATGATGGAGTCGTTCATCCGGAGATCATGATGTTCAACATTGATCACAAGGCAATGGCTATGGAGTTGCGCATTCTGGAGAAGCTTGGTTGCACGCCGGTCTCACGACCCAAGGTGACACCCGGCGGCAAGTTCGCTGGTGGGAAGGTCAAAAGGCGAGAGCAATGGTGGTAGGTCGTGAAGGACGGAGCAACGAAGCGGTGACGGTTACGCGCGAAGACGTGGTGAAAGTGCTCGCCGACGTGCTAGCGAACCGGGCGAAGCTGGAGGCTTGCCCGCGTCATAGCTTTCCCGAACAGTCATCGTTTGGCAAGTCGTGGACCTGCGAGCAGTGCGGTGGCCGTATGCAGGTCGACCAGGTCCTTGCATACTGTGACGGCTTCGCGGCCGCTGGTGGCGATGCTCGTGCCGTATGGGCGCCGTGGCAAGCCGGGCGTGGCGGGCTGAACATCACATGAGCCGCCACGTCAAGCCGAGTGAGTTCTTAGCACCTGGCGCGCCACCGCTGGACCCTGTGACCATGTATGCGGTCCTGGTGTTGACCGGCGTCGAGGTGGCGGGGCCGTATGTGCGCGCCGCATGTCAACGTCACCTCGATGACCTCAAACGCGGCGGGAAGCGCGGGATCTGGTTCGACCATGCCGAAGCCGGCCGCGTGTTTCGGTTCTTCGAGACGCGGTTAAAACTGTGCGAAGGGCAGTTCGAAGGGTTGCCGTTCAAGCTGCACATCTCGCAATCGTTCATTCTTGGATCTTTGTTCGGATGGATGCGCACGAACGAACAAGGGTTGGTCGTTCGGCGGTTCAATCGTGCTTACATCGAAATGGGAAAAGGTAACGGCAAGTCGCCGATCGTCGGCGGCGTTGGTCTTTACGGCATGATTGCCGACCGCGAGCCTGGCGCGCAGATCTATTCATGCGGTGCGAGCTATGATCAGGCATCGATTCTGTTTCAGGACGCGGTGAAGATGGCGCAAGCCGTCCCGGACTGGAACGATCCGAATGAACCTCTGATCACCTATGCGGGTAATCAGAAGGTTTGGAACATGGCGGTTCTACCACAACCGCAATCGAATTCATTCTTTCGACCGATCAGCCGCACCAAAGGCAAAAGCGGGTCGGGCCCGCGTCCGCATATGGCGTTGTGCGATGAGCTGCACGAGCATCCCGACGGTGGCGTGATCGAGATGCTTGAACGCGGGTTCAAGTTTCGTCGGCAACCGATGTTGATCATGATCACGAACAGCGGGTCAGATCGGCGGTCGGTTTGTTGGGCGGAGCACGAGCACGCGGTTGCGATCGTTCAAGGGGATGTTGAGGACGACCACACGTTTTCTTACGTTTGCGCGCTCGACGAACACGACAAACCATTCGAAGACGAATCGTGTTGGAAGAAGGCAAATCCGCTTCTCAGCATTACGATCACGGAGGAATATCTTCGCGGTGTCGTGAAGCAGGCGCAACAGATCGCCGGCAAACAGAACAATATTTTGCGGCTGCATTTTTGTGTTTGGACCGACAGCGCAACCGCGTGGATCAGTCGGCAAAAGTGGAGCGAGTGCGAGGACGACACGCTTACGCGGGAGCAGATGCGCGGGCGTAAAGCATATGGCGGCCTCGATCTATCCCAGACCAAAGATTTGACGTCGAAGGCTTGGGTTTTCGAAGATAGTTGGAAGGACGTCCCGGCGATCAACCCGGAAACCCGTGAGGTTATTGCCGGCGAGTTCATCCGAAAACCAACCTATATTCTCATGGTCGACAGCTATACGCCGCTGGAAACGATCAAGGAACGGGAGGACGCCGACCGCGTCCCCTATCAGCAATGGGTTGATAAGGGATACCTGATCGGCACGCCGGGGCCCGTGATCCGGCTTGATATCGTGGCGACGGATCTGGTTCAAGATTGCAAGGATTTCGACGTCGTCGGCGTGGCTTATGATAGTTACCTGGTGCGGGAATTCAAAGACGAGATCGACAAGTTGAACGCACAGGCAATAGTCATGCACGACCATCCGCAAGGTACATCGTACCGGAAGGATTCCGAGCTGTTCATGCCGCGCAGCGTCGACACCTTCGAGACGTTGATTTTGGAAGGCAGGTTGCGAGTATTTCCAAATCCGGTGACGCGGACGGCGGTCGCGGGTGCGGTGTTTTGGAAATCGCCGGCCGGGCTCAAGCGGTTCACCAAAGACAAGGCTACCAATCGAATTGACCCGGCGGTGGCGGGCGCTATGGCTATCGGCCTTGCAACTTTGAACGAACCGGATGCAAATAGCGTTTGGAACCGCGTCGGCGCCGATGACGCGCGGCGGCAATCGGCGGCAAATGCCGAAACCAATGCGATGGCCGTGCTGGTAAATTCTGACGAGATCGACTATTCAATTTTGAACGACCGCAGTCATCCGTTGCATGAACTGATGGTGAAGCGGTGGAACGACCGGGCGGACGATGAAGGCGATGACGACTAACACGCACCGACATGTGAAATCTGGCAAGCTGATATCTGTCCTTGGTCGCGGTCATCTTGAGGAAGATATAACACCAGTCGTTTGCTATGTCGACGAAGCGGACAAGCGGCTTTGGGTCCGGCGGGCGGAGATCTTCGACGATGGTCGGTTTGTTCCTCTGACAACATTTGCTTGGCTGATCGAGCATAGCGGCTCGAAAACAACTGTGCCGCTTTACATGTGTGGTATCGATGCAATCGGCCGGTTCAAATGGACCTATGAAAACGACGTTGCCGTTCGGTTCAATCGTCAACAGGATGCTGAAAAGGTCGCGCGCGGTGACAATTTCGCCGAAAATCACAGGGTGATAGAACATGACTGGTCTGACAGCGGGCGCGCGGCGATTGGTGAAGGCGGCGGCGTCGGTGTCTCCGGTGCGGTCGATGGCGGTTCACCAGCCGCAGAATCAGACGCTAAGCCTACCGGATAAGGACGCGCAGTATTCGCGGATCTGGTACACCGGCCGCACGAAAGCCGGCATCAGGATTACGCCTGACAACGCTGTGACCATCTCGGCGGTGTGGGCATGTATTCGATTTTTATCACAATCGATTGCCGCGCTTCCCTGGAACGTGATCGACGACGCGACCAAAAAGCCGGTGTCGCTGTCGGTTCCCGCACAATCAGTTTTGCAACGGCCGTCGAAAGAATACTCATCGCTGCAATTCCGCGAAACCCTCATGCATTGGGTGCTGCGTTGGGGCAACGGTTACGGCGAGATCGAGCGCGATGTGCTTGGGCGGCCGATCGGCATGCACCCGATTCATCCATGCCGTGTTTGCGTGATGCGCGACCCGGTGTCCTATGAAATTTATTACGCGGTCGACAATGGCGGCGGGCGGCCGCCCGTGATGATCGAGTTCATGAACATGTTTCACCTTCGCGGCATGGGTGAAGGTGTGGTGGGAATGAACGTTATCGCCTACGCGGCGGAGTCGCTCGGTTGGGCGAAGGCTGTGCAAATGTTCGGCGCCGGGTTTTTTGGCGAGGGCGCGACGCCGGCCGGCGTCGTGACGATGAAAAAGCCGCTGACGCCCGACGGCCTGGCAGCGTTGAAGAAGGAATTTCAGAAGGTTTACAGCGGCGCCAAAAATGCCGGCAAGACCGCGTTCCTTGACAACGATATGGAGTATAAGCCGCTTACCGTCGACCCGGACAAAGGTCAGTTCATCGAAACCAATCAATTCTTGATCGACGAAGTTTGCCGTTGGTTTGGTGTTCCCCCGCATAAAATTTACAAACTTTTGAATGCCACGTTCTCAAATATCGAACATCAGTCAATCGAGGTTGTCACCGACAGCCTAAGACCATGGGCGCGCCGGTTTGAGGATGAAGCCAAGTTCAAATTGCTTGGCCAGAACCGCGCCGGATATTCGAATAAGATCAATCTCAAGGGTTTACTGACTGGCGACACAAAAACGCGGCTCGATTGGTATCGGGGATTGCGCGAGATCGGCATTTTCAGTGCAAACGATATTCTCGATCTTGAGGATATGCCGCTTAATAGCGAAGAAGACGGC